CAAGCCATCACGGATCTTGCGGCCACTCTGCGCGTTTTCCTCTTCGCGCTTCTTGGCTGCGATGCACCACGCAACAATGGCCTCAATTTCCGGATCTCGATTGATGCGCCGCTCGATCCATTCATGGTGCGAGTGATGCACCGGCTCATGGCCGTTCAGCACCGCTTCACGCATGGCCTTCTCGTCGCCGATAACCTTGTCCAGCTTCTCGTTGAACGACTCGAACAGGCCAAGCATCAGCATGAACACCGTGCGCATCTTTGGGTCATCGGTCCCATTGATCGCATCCATGATTCCGTCTTTCACGTTAAACGCCATGTTATGCAGCCCCTATCGAATCTTCCGGCGCGCGTCATCCCACCGGGCGTAGAGCGTCAAGCCGATGCCGACGATGGATGCCACCGGAGACAGGACCGCCATGACCGAAGACCCGAGCAGCGGGCCGACAACCTGTACCACCGTGTTGATGTCGTCGGCGGTCACCGGCAGTCCGGACGACTGGGAGGCGGCGATGGTGCCGACCGTGCCGGCCGCAGCAATCACCGCCCCGGCCACCGTGCGCGATTGCGTCAGCGGCTTGCTTGCCGGATCGAAACCGGCCATGACTGCGGCGCGCTGATACACGTCGTCGGCGTACCAGTTCTCGGGAGCGCCAAAGGCACGCGGATCTCCGCACTCATGCCGGACAATCGCCTTCGCCACTGCCGTGCAAATGTACTCGTCGAGGAAGTCGATCGGCTCGTCAGGGTCCAGGCCGGTCAAGCGGGAGACATGCTGCACGTAGGCCGCCGAATTGTTCTCACCAGCCGGCGCCCAACGGTTGATCGCGGCGCGCAGCGTCTTGATGTCGTGGCGCTCCTGATAGTTGATCAGGACACGCATCAAGGCCCGGATGCCTGACTCGGGCTTGTCGAAGACAAGAAAACGCGAGTCGGTCGATTGATCGGCCGACATGCCAAGCCAGCGGTCTTTACCGCGCTCGATGTTGCCAGGGTTGTGATTGCGGATACCGCGCGGCATTGGTTTACTCATGATGCTTGCCCTCAATGGAAAATGTGGACTGAAGAGACTCAATGGCCGACCGCACCAAGGCCACATGGATAGTCAGCATCGCCCCGGCGTACCAGGCAAAGAACTCCGCGGCGCTACGGGTGGCAGTGATCAGATCAGCCGGAACCGGGAAAGCCATCGCCGTGCTGCGCTGGCGGCGCTGTTCGTCAAGCTGGAAGATTTGCGCGTCCATGTCGGCCCCTTAGAATGGATTCATCCGGACCACGCGGCCCGTCTTTTTGCGCTGCTTGCGCTGAACGCCTGCATCTGGACGGCGACCGAACGATCGCTCGAATGCGGCCTCGTATTCTTGAGCCTTGACCGGGTTGAATGAATCGGCGTCCTGCACCATGTAGGCACGGTACTCGACCCAATCAATCAGCTTTTCGTGGTGATGGTCGCGAATCTCCGGCTGGGCGTTGTCATCGCACATATCCGACAGCGGCAGGCGAACAACTGTCAGCAGCAGCGTGTCGCTCGACGACGGGTAGTTATCCAGCACCAGTTCCGATTCGGTCAGCGTCCATCCGGCGATGTTGCAACCCGGCCGACTGGCCATTTCAATAGCCAGAACATCAATGATCAGCGGCGACAACTCGTAGCGCTTTTCAGTCGTCACAATGTCAATGCTAGTCACATTGCTCGAATTGTCCTCGATCAGCCTGGCGCGAATACAAGCCTCGCGCTCGGCTTCATTGATCGCTGCATCAAGCCATTCGTCTTTCCAGAAATATGGGCGCACTTCGTCATCAAGACGAAAACGCGCTTCTTGACGAATGGCTTTGAGCTTCATTGCTGCTCAACCTCGGCTTGAACAATAGCCCATGCGGCCGACAATTCCTGAACGCTGACATTCCATCCGACGATGCCGGAAAGAACCTTGCGATTCGGCAGCCCGGCGCCGGTAAAGTCATCGGCGTTCTCGACAAGCATCTTCTTGATTCCGGAAATCAGAATTTCTTGCTGCTCATCGGAAGTTTTCGGCGCGATATTCTCGCCAACCTGATCGGCGCTCATGTCGCACGGGATAGCGCCAGCAGCGAATGCTTCCTTGATGAATTCCTTGGGAACGTCGCGGCCATCAGGCCCGATGCGCAGGCCGGTGCCATTGGTCAACGAGACGCATAACGGCTCAACGGTAGGCGATTTCAGTTGCATGATTTACCCCTCTAAATTGGCACCGGGAGCCGAAGCCCCCGGTTAGTTACTAATTAGTCCTGCGTGTATTCAGAACGGCCAACTTGGATGTAGTCGACGCGCAACTGAAGCTGGCCAGTGGTAGGAACTGCGCCAACACCAACCCAACGAACGGTCAGGTCGCCGCCGGCATGGACATAGCCGGTCGGCACCAGGGCGACCACGCCGGTTGCGTGGATGTTGCCGTCGTTAAGGTAGCGGTTCTGGGAAACCGAGTCGCCAACGTCGATCACGTCAGAGGTTGCTGAGTTGAAGGCGGTCTTCACGACCACGGCGCCGCCGGTTACGATCGCATTCGGCGGCAACGAAACCGCGCCAACGTCAGTGCCAGACAAGCCGGCCAGATCGCCGAAGTTGATAGTCAGCAAGGCCGACATCACGCATTGGCGGTTGAAGTCTTTGGTAATAGCCATTTGGTTTATCTCCAAACGGGGCCGAGATGCCCGGCCCCTTGTGAATTACAGGGTCAGGTCAAGCGCCATCACGCCAAAGTCCTGCGTGGTATTGGCATCGAGACGAGAGATGAATTTCGGCTTGCGAAGACCGGCGTACATACCGATGGTGATCTTCTTCTTGGCACCGTCGTCGTCATCGCCTTCGTACCAGTCTGCGTCACCCCAGATGTCGGCATAAGCCAGCGCCTGGCAGCCCATCAACAGGGAACGGGTGCCTTCGATGGCGTTGCCGGCGCCCCACTTGCCATAGGTGGCTTGCCCGGACGCGCCGCCTGCCGTGTTGAAAACACGGTTGTTGGTGTGAATGATCAGGCCGTCCATGGTTACGGTCGCGCCAGAGAAGATCGGATTGTTCGCGCCGCGCTCGCCAGCATTGATGATGGCATCGCGGAAATCGGCATCCTTCTTCAGACGGGCGAAGGTCTTCGGATGGCACAGATAGACGTAATGCTCCTTGCCGCCGATGCGCAACGGCTTGACGCCACGGGTACGGGCCTCGGCCATCAGATCAACGATCATGCCGTACTTCGGAACGTGGCCAGTCGTTACCTGGGTCGTGTCGCCGGCCTGCAGATTGGTGCCGTCGAAGCGGAACCAGCGATTCGAGGTCGGCGCGGTAACGTCGGCGGCGAAATCGAGGTCAAGCAAAGAGTCCTGAGCGCCGACTGCGCGCTGGGCGTTGTTGGTCGTCGCGCCATAAGCCACGCCAGAGGCGGTCAGAATCATCAGTTCTTCGGTGATATTGGCACGCCAGAAGGCCAGTTTGTCACGGGCTTCCTTGCGGAAGTCGAAGACCGAACGCTGATCATCGACGCGGCCCTTTGACTTGACGCCATTTCGCAGTTGGTCGGTGTGAATCTCGACCCAAGACGATTCAAGCGCTTCGTAGCGACCGTTGATGTCGTTGTCGCCGACGACGCCAGTACCCTGCAGATCAGCCACCAGGCCAATCATGGCGCGGTCGCCCTTCTCGGTGCGCTTCAGCTCGGTAACGTGCTGAACGATGGAGTTCTCGGTAGTGCCAAGAAACTTGTTGAAGAAGAAATTTTCACGGAAAACGCGGATCGATTCCTTTACCCACGCCTTTTTCTGGTCGGGCTGCAAAGCGCCCAGAGCGGTATAAGCCATGTTGGCCTCCATAAATTAACGAAATGACTGCTTTCGTTGGCTTACGGGCCAACTCCCGGCGCGAATACCGCCTCGCACACGCGGAAGTCACAGAATGACGGTCTGAGAACCGGGGGCCTTTTCCGCCCGCCCCGTTGGCGGAATCAGTGTCTCGCTCACCGCTGCGGCCATTGAGGTTATCTGGCGAACCTTTGAAACTGGCCGGCGGGTCTCCGGCCTCCGTCAAACTATTGCAGCATCGACTCTCGATCTGCATCGGACAGCTTTTCCCAATCCTGCTGGGTCTCAACTTTCGGCTTCTGCGGCGCGGCGCGATTACCCACCCCTGCGACATTTGCTGGCGGCTGCGCCGCGGCATCGGCAGCGTTACGGGCCAATGCTGCTTGTTTGCGCGTATCTGTCGGCGTCACCACGGGCGCGGCATCGGAATAGATCGGCCCAACCTTGGCAACAGCCTTTTCCAGAGCAACATGAATCGGGTCGCCCTTGGCTGCGTAGAAATCACGCCACTCAACAACATCGTTGATCGCCTCGGCGTTCGCATTTGGCGATAAATGATCAAGGAACGGGTACGCCGAAATCAGCTTTGCGCCAGTGTCCTGCAGCGCCTTCGTTGCTTCGCGCTCTGTCATCTGGCGCGACATGCGTTCCGTCGCAGCAGCTTCGGCGCGCGACGACAATTCGGCATTGATCTGGGCGCGCAACTTGACGGCTGTATCCTTGTCGCCTTCCATCATGGCATCAAAGAACTGTGTCTCAAGTGCGTCAATATTGACAGCGCCATCAGCCTGCGCCTGCGTTGATTGCTGCACCTGCCGGAGTTCAGCCAACTGGCGCTCTGCGGCCTCTGCCCGCTCGCGCTCGGCGTGCAGCTTGGTATTTACCTCGTCGAACCTGGCACGCGGGATTACCGGGTTGCGCTCACCGGCCTGTTCTTCCGGCTCTGCTTCTTTTGCTTTGACTACCGGCTCGGGCTCGGGCTCCGGCTGCTCAATCTCGACCGGATCGGTCGGCGAATCTACCGGATCAACGATGTCCTGCCCTGACAGTTCAGCCTCCGATGCCGGCGTGTCGATATTTTCAAAGCTCATTTGGCAAAAGCCTCCATGGGTTAGATTGCGCCGAGTTTATGCGTGCAGTTAGCATTCACGCCCCGCCTTCAATTCCTACGTCAATACCAGTTGCGGGATTCAGCGGGGTCAAAGGATTGGTATTGCGTCGACTACCAAGCACCTGGCGCGCAGTAGCCGGGTCTTGGCGCTGAATAGCGGCAACCTGTGACGGATCAAGATCAACGGGCTGACCTTGTTGGGCCGGCATGGCACCAGCAACCGGGGCCGATGCGCTGGGAATGATCGGGCCAGCATTGGCGTCCTCGAATCCATACGACTGCAACATCACATCAGCCAGCGCTGCGGTCTGTGGAATCGCTGTGATTGTCTGCGCCGTCTGGATAGCGCCGAATCCGGCCTCGACCTTTTTATTGACTGTCTCTGCCTTGGTCTTTTCGGCCTGCGCATCGATCAACCTAGCCTTGGCTTCCAGCAACGGATCGGCCGGCGGGGTATTCGAAGCATCCATTTGCTGAATGATTTCGTGCTTGTCGGACAGATTGGAATGGCGAATCACCACGTTGTCGGGAATCGCCACGCCCGCCGTGCGCAACTCCATCGCCTGCGTGAATTGCGAATTCTCGAACGTAACCTGCATCGGCTGGTCACTGATTACGATGTCGTATTCACCAATGGTCATGTCATTGAAATACATGCCGGTCGCCGGGTCGAACTGGTTAATCGGCATCGGCTCATGTTCCTCAATGCCGGTGCGCGGATCTGTCTTGGTGATCATGAACACGCGCTCGCTGTCGTAATACTTGGTAATGGCGTAATCCATCCAGCGGGCCAGCATGTTTCTGGTGCGCGCCAGGTTATCGAGCGGCACAGCCAACCCTTGCTGCGCCGCATGCTGTTTGCTCTGAATGGCAATACCAGACTGCTCCGGCCCCTGCGTGCCGCGCATCGCATCCGGAACGGTAACGTCCTTGAGCGTGTAGGCCGCCAAGTCAATCAACTTCTCGACGCCAGGCGGCATTGCGTTTGCCTGTATCTTCTGCAATGGTGCCGAACCGGCTTTGCGCTCAATAACCAGCCCGGTCTTTGATCCGAATTCCTCAAGCTGCTCGGCAGTCATGTTGGTTAGCTGGTCTTGCTCAACCTGCCAGCCGCTATTTGCCGTCGTGTTGATGATGTGGATGGCCTGCGAAATTCCCTTGTCGAGCGCCTTCTGCGGGCCAATCGCGTTATCGACCAGTCCGCGCGTCTTGCCGCGGCGGAAGAACGGGAAGAATGGAATGATCGTGAAGCGGTCGTAAGGCGACCAGCCATCATGCAACAGCGTATCGACGGTGCTGACCGTCCAGCGAACGCGCTTGAAGGTCCGCTTCGTGATCAGGATGCCATTGCGCTGCATTTCAGCAATAGCGTCCGGCGTCTCGTCGCCGCCTAGCGGGCGAATATCGCCGCTCGGATGAATAGCCACGTCGCCGCGTTCACGCACCCATTTCTGCCGGTCGATGATGCGGTAGCGAGTCTGCCCGGCTGTTGCGAATTGCGAATCATGGCGACCTGTTTCGCCGCCAAACTTGTTGCGCTCTGTCGTGTCGAGGTCGGCATCGCCAAAATCTGCATTGGCAACGTGATGGCCGCTACCTGTTTCCTCGGCAATCTTGCGCGCCTTAATCCCGTAGAGCCCCTCTATCTCGTCAGCCGTCAGCCAACGGGTAACGATCACGTCGCCCCAGCCGTCAGGATGATATGACTTCGCATCCGGATCTGGAATCACATCAAGCGGATCAGGAACCGACACCCGGAGTTCGCCCAGCAGGTTGTCGTCGAAATCCATGCGGCACTCGAAATAGCCGCGCTG